AGACGCGATTATCAACCAAGCAGCGGAAATCCTTGCGGGAAAGATGGCAAAGAGCACGAAAGTCCGCGAAGCGGTCATTGCAAAGACGGCAGAATGAGACACGTCAGAATTGTAGCGTTCCCACCGTTTGAATCCGAATGGAGTGTGATGCCATACTTCTGCGAGACGGAACATAAAACCGGCGACATTGTGAAGATAACACCGAAGGAATGTGGAGAGCTGGAATATATTTTCACCGACGAATCTCATGATGTAGTATATCCGGCTAAAGGCCCCATTCCGGAAGAAACTGATAGCTTTCCGGCAGGAAAATACCACAAGGTATTTTGCTTGGATGAGATTTCATTGCTGTGCAGCAATATTCCCCTCAAACTGGATGGTTTCATTGAGAGATACATTGATGGGGCATACATGTACGAAAACAGGAAATGGGGGCTACTGTGGTGGTAGATTTCATGTGTGCGCGTATCTGCGATAATCTGCAACTTGAACTTCATAAGGACGTGTTGCGGTCGATAATCGATCAGGACGAGTTCTACCGAGTATTGGGTAACTTCTCTGTGGAAATAATGGGCATTGCGCCAGACACCGGCGCTTTCATCCTCAAATTCCACGACAAGGACAAGCAGCACGCGAAAACGGTCTGCGATAGCGAAGTCGTGGAAGTAACACCGTCGGATATGTTTAACCTCGATTTGCAGAACAGGTTCCGAAATGTCGGCCCATATGAGGTGGAATCCAGCAATCCGAACTGGACAAGGGAGGGAAACAAACCAGTGGTAACAATCTATGGTTATAGCGACGATACGGTCGAAATCGAAAACAGCAACTACAATGATGGTAGTATTGACTGCTTCGACAAGGATGTGCGGTTGTGGTTTAACGACGGAACAATCATCCGCATCGGTTACTGCAAGAAAAATCTCGGCGTCTGGTACATCGTTAGAGAACACGTCGGAACGGCAGAGCAGACACTTTTGGTCTGCGAGGATGAAGATGCAGATCCGTACAGCGATGTCTTTTGCATCAACGCGGAAATCGAACGGCATGAGGTGCTGGGAGGGGACTTTGGAGAGATTAACATTACGGAGCAGTGAAACAAGCCACGAAAACGGCGTATGCTGCACACATTTCAAAAGCAAGGAATGCCTCGAAGTCGGCGGGAACTGCGCTTACGGCTGCAAGTGGGAAGAAGCAGTATGGGCACGTTTGGCTGAATTTGAGGACAGTGGCCTTGAAACGTGGCAAGCTGACGCTGCTAAGAGCATCGTTGAAATGGCATTCGGCGGGGAAATCAGCTCAATAGAACGTATCCGTGATCTGGTAAGAGCAGATAAAGCCGGCATGAACATTACTCTTCCATGCAAACCGGGCGATAAATTGTTTGTTCTGACAACAGACAGTTTGACCGGCATCGAAGAAACAAAATGCAAACGCATCATGATCTGCCGCGCTTCCGATGGGTTGTATGCGAAGGTCGTTGCGCCGTGTGTCTATGATGATTGGGGTGGCGCGCATTGGGAGTTCACAGAGGAAGATTTCGGAACAAAAGTGTTCTTAAATCAGGAAGAAGCCAAGAAGGTTTGGAGGAAAAATGAACTGCAAAATAAAGGGATGTCCTTTTATTCTAAGCGGTGAGTGCGACGTACCGCCCTGCGAAACGTGCTTCTTGCCGTGCGAAGCTAGGGAAGAACATGACTGATCTCAAGTGCTGCCCATTCTGCGGAGGGAAAGCCGTGATGATAAGTGAACCATACACGCACAATCGATTCCTTGTGGCCTGTAAAAATCGCGGGGACGTGTGCAAATGCGAACCATGCACAAACTGGTTCGACACACCGGAAGAAGCTGCGGAAGTGTGGAATAGGAGGGAAAATGAACGATCTTAAAGGCTGCCCGTTCTGCGGTGGAGAAGTCGAGGAACGGGGTGGAACCTGCAACTATGGAAAAAAGGTCATGATGCTGGATGTAAAATGCCAGAAGTGCGAAACGACATTTAAGTTTAAGCACAAATGGTCGCTTAACCCATACGTCGAAACCGTGGATGCGTGGAACCGGAGGTACGATGATGGAACAAATTCGTAGTTGCCCGTTCTGCGGCGGGCGCGGCCGGGTGAGTTTCAAGGATGCTCGCTTCGCAGGTCAGAATTACAGAGGCGACAAGAAAATTGTGTACCGCGTACAAATCATTTGCAACCGGTGCGCCAGCCGGGGCAAGCCTATCAGAACGGAGCCGTTGATTAACCCTAATCCGTATGGCTGTGCATGGGGACCGGCATATGACGCGAAATCTCCAGTATGCCAAAGGCAGACGGAGCTTTTCGCACCATACGTTGAAGCGGCTAACCGTGCGTGGAATGAGAGGTATGTAGATGGAGCAACCGAGTAACTGCCCGTTTTGCCACAAGTGCTCTGTGGATTGGCCGGTGTATCTTGATGAGATCCACCAGTTTAATGCAGACATATACCCAGAATTGATGTATCAATGCCGCTGTACATACTGTGGGGCAAGTGGACCGATAAAAGGTACGAAGCGTGCAGCTATCAAAGCTTGGAATAGGAGGAACGAAAATGGTTGAAAATCGAGTGTGTTTTACCGTCCGAGGAGAGTTCGGAGCGCAGATGAGTTTCGAGTCAGAAAACACGATCCCGTATGAAGCTCTGTGCAAGTGTGTCAACAAAGATACGCTGATAGAGCTGATGTGCCTTGACGTAGCCGGCTATACCGGCGACGATATTCAGTTCATCACGCCGGAAGAATATGACGAGCGCTTTGGAGATGACGAAGATGGTTGACTGCTGTGCGACCTGCGCATTCCACGAATGCCAGAAGGGGTATCTCTATCCGCACCGGTGCAAAAAGCACAAAGGCGAGCGCTTTTCGGAAGTCGAGTGGCGACGCATCGTGTATAGCCTGTACAAATGCGGCGAGTTCAAAAGCATTGACGCTGTTAGTGATGTATCGGACAGAGAACGTGAACATGAACGATGCCACTAAAATTGTCAGGGAGGACGAAATGATGGACCTGGAATCAGTTTTCAATGAAATCAAGGCAATGTCGCAGGAACAATTCGACGCTCTCATGGAGGAAGTGCGTGCAATGTCAGAACCACCATATGATGAGACTGTCAATGAAGAACCTGCAGTTGCGCCGATGAATCAGGCTGATATCAGCGAGAATAGCCGGTACAAGGAACTGAAAGTGAACCCATGCGCATACGGCGTCCATTTTTCTGCCGTCATGGATGACGAAGACGGTAGCATTGTCGTTTTCGGAGAAGGTGGATGGGCGATGGGGTACATCGACTACCCGATGGGCACGGCAAACTGGATCGTCACGGACGAGTGCAAGCCGGGTGTGCAGCGGTATTGGAAGACATGCTCGAAATGTGGACAGAAAAAATGGTTCTTCAACTATATCGACGCACGGAATCTGAAACAAAGGTATCCGCTCTGCGAGTGCGGGGCGAAGATCATTGGTGTGGAAGAAAGGTTTGAATTTGAATGACACTGCGCGAGGCAATTAAACAGTATGCTGGGTTCCCACCGAAAGAAAACTTTGACTTTCCGGTAGAAAGCATTGGACCATACATCATGGGCATTGCGTCAAACTACAAGCGGACGGAAAACAGGCAGACATTCACAGTGAAATGCCGATACGGTGTCAATACATTCAGCGACCCACTCGGACGTGTCTGCTTCAAACAGGGGCTACCAGGGCGATTGTACAAAGCAAAAATTGACGTAACTGCGATGCTGGATGATGACAACGCGATTGATCTAAATAAAGACGGCAGGTTTGTTGTAACCGATAATGTTACTGACAAGCTACAAATTGAGAAAATTGAAGTCGGCCCCATTTCACTTGTTGCGGTATTCGACGGGAAGGAGATTGACAGCACATGGATAGGTACATAAACGCGACCAAACTGATTGCCACACTGGAAGGTGCAATCGAGAGGGCGGAACGCGAAGAACCAGCAGGAATCGAGAAGCTTTGGGCTATAACGTCGATGAAATATGCGAAACGGCTACTTGAAGAAGCGTCCAAAACGGAGGGTGAACGTGGATAAATACGTTAATGCAACGCACATCATTGAGGGAATCAACAAAGCACTTGACTCCCTACGGCGAGAAGATGGAAGCCTGCCGGACGCGGAGGATGTCAATGAATTGCTCCGTTTCAAGAGAATGCTGAAACTCGCACCGGAAGTACCAATTAAGGACTATCGGCCAGAGAATGCGCCATTTGTGACGTTCAACGGCAATCCCGTTGGACTTCTGAAAAGCATACGGCCCGATATTACTGAAATCGTAATTTCAACCAGATACTGCGGATGCGAGTTTGCAAACGGTGAACTTGCATCAGTGGAAATTCTGAAAGAACCGTTGGATAAATGGGAGGAACAATATGGTAAAGCTATCGACGATTCAAAAGCACAATAACCCGCACGCCATCCTTCGGAGTGATAACGAAGGACCCGGAGGCGGCTATCACGATTACACTGTGATGGATGTGGACAGAAAAAGTGTGATTGCACAGATAAAATTTCAGAAAGGCGCACGAAACGACCCGAACGCGCGTCATGGCGTTTTAGATGCTGACCTTTTGGAAATCGTGCGTGATAGGCTGACGGCCTTCAACAAGGGAGAATTTGCCACGCGGGAGAACGCCTGCGCAATCACGCATATTGAAGAAGCCCTCATGTGGATGGCGAAACGCGCCGATGATCGAGCGGAACGCGGTGTGCTCGGGACATATAACAAGTGAGGGGCATATGGCAAACCTTAAAGACTTTTCGTTTGAGAAAATCCATCATGGAGACAAGGTTTTGCACAAGGAACTCGGAATCGGAGAAGTCCTGGGAATCTGCAAGCCATCGGTGCAGATATTCTTCCCTGATATGTGCGGAGGAACATTCATGGATCTCAAGTACAACAACGGATGGAACCTAGAAAACACCGGAATCGAGTTTATCGGGGAATTCAGGAGGGAGAAACTGGGCGTGGAAGACAAACAAGGGATGACGTGGGCGCAGTTTTTGAAAAATCCGGGGCCTTTTTGCTGGGAGAATGTTATGACGGGAATGGTCGTAAATCACAAAGAACATGGATACGGCGTGGTCATATCAACGAACACCGTATCAGGCACGACGGTCCAATTCGAATACGGATGCTACGAGGCATTCAAAGGGGATTCCTACAAGGACTTCACGAAGATTGGACCATGGACGGAGGAAGCCTTGAAATGAAAACTGTCTTCGTGTGCAACACACTCACCGGCGGCATCTATGAGGTGAAAAAAGGGTTTGGCATCGACGAGACGAGCATCCGACAGATTCAAAAACGTGCGAAAGCGCGCGGAGAAGAATATATGGCTGTTGTACTTCCGGGCGATGTAAAGCATGATGATATCGAGAAATTAGCCAATGCCGTTGCGGATTGGAGACGATTTCAAGATACCAGACCCCCAGAATGCGTGTATGGAACACCAGAAGCGATTGAAATCCTGACGGGCGGGATGGAGAAACCGTATGGCGAAGCATGACCAGAGGTGGCGTGATGCTAGATGGAAGCAAAAGAAACGCCAGAGGGACGCTGAAAGCAAGCGACGGGAATGGGAACTGTCAGAATTTGCACGGCAGGCGGACGAAGCGCTTGAGCATATGCGGCAATTCTCCGATTGGGCGGAGCCGATGATAGAAAGACTTGATTTTTTGAAGGAAATCGGGCCAGGAGTCAACTTCGCGGAGATATTGGAAGGAACCAAGTACAGATTCGTTTCGCAGAAGTACAACGGCGATGGGACATATGATGTCACGTTCGAGGTAGACGTGCTGAGCAATGACAGCAAACACGAAAAGATCGGCGTGCTGACGGCAACTGCTTTGCGCGTGTCGTATATCGCGGGGAGGTTAGAAGTTCATGGACGATGATGAGAAATTTGAAGACTTCTACGCAAATGCAGAACGCCGCATCCGAGAACTTAACAAGAAACGCGACGATGCAATGAACGAAACACCACAGAAGATTTACGCGAAAATCGGCGAACTGATTGGGACACTCACCTTAGATGGCGAAGATTATCCGATAAAGGAACCATCGGATAAAACCGCGCAGAGCCTTCATAGAACGGTTTGCCCAAACTGCGGTGCACCACATTCACCATGGGAAGCCAAGTGCGAGTATTGTGGTGGGTATGTTGATGAGGAAATGAATCAAATCGAGATAAAACCGCAAACTGGAGACTATTCGTTCATACGTTGGGACGGGGAAAGGTGGATACAAACACCCGCAAGACTCCTGGACCGTATTTACGCAGAGAGAATATCGGAAGAAGACATCGTTGGATACAAGGAGGAAAAACAATGAAGAATACAGCAATCGCTTCAGTCGGCAAACTTGTGGATCATATCCTTCGGAATGTTGCCCGCTGGATGAAGCAGATGAACGACATGACGGCCGCAGGCAAGTTCGATGCCGTTCCATGCAGAATGGAAGCAGGGAAAGCAGGGACAGACCCGCGTGTTTTTGAACTTCCGCAGGGAGCCATAGACCGAATTAACAACGAAGCATATGCTAATCCGTGTAATGGCATAGGAACGCTTGACGATGAAACGGCAAAGGCCATTTTAGCCGCGTTTGAAACAGCCTAAAACAAACTTTTGCAACTTCTCTTGCATTTTTGCTGATTGTATGGTATAATTAAGCAAAATAAACAGAGAAATGTATGCGCTGGTTTGGTGCTTTTCCTTTGGAAGAGGTATCGAACCAGCGCTTTTTGTCGTTTGTGGAGGAAAAAATGAGCGAAGCAGTCAGCGAACTGGAACAACAAGAATACTACGCGCAGCTTGCAAAAAAGACTTCAGAAAGCCTTGCGTATTTCTATTGCTGCGTCAAATATGATGTTCCGTTTGCGCGCGACTGCGTGCCGCGCGATGAGGGGCGCGACAAGTGGCTTTCGTACCTCGATAACCTCCATATCAAGAAACTGGATGCCAGCAAGAGCGGCGAACGTTACGGCTTCCTCGATGGCTTGACCGACATTACGAAGATATTCGGCGAGGGTCTGAAAGACGGCGAGTTCACGAAGGCTGTTTACGCTGAAAAGAATGCTCAGTCAGCTAAAGCCGGCACGGTGAGGCAGCGGAAGGACTGGGGGACTGATTATACCAATGAGGATTACGCGGAATTCGACCGCATCTTTGAAGTCCTCGTCTCCGACTTCGGCGGGGAAGATGCTGTGAGCGCGAAGCAGCAACTTATCCTTCGGAATGTTGCCCGCTGGATGAAGCAGATGAACGACATGACGGCCGCAGGCAAGTTCGATGCCGCAAAGAAACTGTCTGGCATGATTCAGGAAAACCTTGCAAGCGAAAACCTCCGCAAGAAGGACGTCCGCCCTGCAGACGTTGTCCGTCTGGATGAAATCACAGATCGACTGGAAAAAGCCGGTCTATTGAAGAACGGAAAGCAATGCAGCCCGGATGAAATGTTTGAGTATTTCTTCGGCAGAAAGCCGAGATATCCATATACAGCAGACGCGGTAGATCAAATGATCCTCATCAACGAAAATCGGATGCGGCAAAACGACGGTATGCCTGAGTTATCCATGCTGCCGGATGAGATGAGAATCCATGACAACCTTGGGGAGTTTGCTGAAGAACCAAACGATGCAGAAAAAGAAGCCTACGACAAATTGGGGCTGATACGGATGCCGCCGCTGAAAGACGGTGCGAAGAAGTAGGATGGTGATGAAGGTTGGCAAGACGATACGGTAAGGTGTGGTCTGCCGGCTAGTCTATAAAAGGCGTCGGGTGGATTCAAAAGCGCGAGGTCGAACAGCGCGACTATACTTCATTCGAGTCGGAATGGTGGGCATTCTTGATATGGGTGATCCGCTGGTATCCAGATAAGGGCTGCGACCTGTTCCGCGACGAGTATGCGGATTATGCGAATGAAGAAATTATGCAGCGCCTGATGATGCGCGCATACGCGAGAAACGCAGATGTAGCATTCACGGGAACACGCGGAATTACAAAGACAAGCACAAAATTCAAATATGCGCTCTTGAATGGTTTGGTTTGGCCTGGAACGCAAAGTGCCTATTACGGGCCTTCATACAAACAGATGAGTGCGATAGGCAGCAAGCAGTTCAAGCAAATCACTCATGACTACCCGTCTCTTACGAAGGGTTGGCGTGTAACCGCTGAGAGCAAAGATGACTTCAAGGTGGAGACAGACCTGGGGAGCGCGTTCTACATCTCTGCATTTCGTGGCGACAACATCCATGACGTGACAGCAGAAGAATTTGCGCAGGAAGAAAATCCACCGTTTGATTTTACCGAGTATTCGACGATTGTTCTTCCAGCAGTCCGTTTACGGCATAACGTAGATGGAAGACCGGATCAGAATTTCGTCGCATATAAAAACCACTCCATTACGAGCGCGGGACGGAAACAGCATCCGTCATTCCAAGTTCGATGCGACACTCTCAAAGAGATGTATCGCGGCGAAAGCGCTTTCGCTTACGATATGAGCTGGGAATGCGTTGTTCTTCAGCAGATGCGTCCGTACTCCTGGGCGCAGAAACTGAGATCGAAACTGACCCCGGAGCGCTGGATGCGTGAGATGGAGAGTCGATATACCGGCGCGGACGAATATCCCATTATCTCGGACGAAAGCCTTTCTGAGAGCTGCTGCCTGCAGTCTATGGAGCGGCAGCACTGCTGCAAGTACCCCGGATGCAAGACAGACCCGAAGGATGTAATATACGTCGTCTGTTACGACGTTTCCTACGAAGACGCGAAGAAGAACGCCAAATGCGCCGTCGGTGTCTGGAAACTCACAAAGCAGGATGATTTCTTGAAGCGGGACAGATACCTGAAACAGCTTGTGTGGCTGGACGATTGGCCGCCACCCGATAATGCCATGAAACAGGCTCGAAAACTGAAAGATGTGTGGTATCGGTTCTGCTTTGATGGTGGGAACACCACCTATATCGCAATCGACGGATGGCAGTATGGCAAGGCCGTCATCGAGGACCTGATGAAAGACCTCGGCGATGGATTACCACCACTGTGCATTTTGGACCATACCGAATATACGGCGTTGGAGCTTGATGGCGCGTTGCCTATCATTTACCCCATCAAAGCCGGCGGAAGCGGCGTCACAGATCCAGATGTTGAGATGATCCGGTATGCACAGACGCAGTTTGATAACCACAATGTGCAGCTCTTGACGATGAACACCCGCGAAGGCGTGGAAGCCTACAAACGGCTTCATAAGATCAAGGACGATGATTTGGATTAT